GCATCAACATTATAAAGTAGTATTTAATAGGATTGCTCCTAGTTTAGCAACTGATAGAACTGCTGCCGTAAATAAGAATGTTCCTGCTAACAGGATTGAATAGTATTTCAAATCTCTCTTTGTCATCTCTCTTTATTTTTTAAGATTTAACCAAATATAAAAAGAAATTTTTAATAACTATTCTTCTTTATCAAAAAAAGTTTCTCCAATGAAATCCTCTAGATCCTGAATCCTCTTCTGGAGAGATCTGATCTGATTAAGAGCAACCCCTAATCCAACTCCAAATAATACTAAGATTCCCATTTATAAGGCAATACCTCAAAGATTAGATCCTCAACATCTGAGAACTTCAGATAAGTAAATACATCCTGAGCATTGTATCTACCAATCCATTTATACTTCCCCTCATCATAGGGTATCCAATTCTTTCTAATCACTTTGGATCTATCAAATACCTCACACAGATCTAAGGCTCTTGTCCTGAGATGATTCTTCCTGAATACATAGAACGCTTCAGGAAATTGAAAAGCAATATACTCTGCCTTGCTTTTTCTACTACACCATCCATGTCCTCCCCAGACATTGATAAACTCCAGAAGGATAAACCCTGAATGATGCATCTTCTTCAATCCTTTCACATCTACCTTCCTATCATCCCAATAGAAGTCAATGTGTTTCTTATCATCTGCTAGTGATGACTTGTGCGCTCCTGTCAATTCCCTGAAGAGAGCCTCTCCAGATTTACCGACCTCAACGCATATGGCGGTTCGGGCATCAGATAGTTTCCTACCCTCCTTAAGATACTTCTTTAGTTGCATCTAGGAGTTCTGTTAATTCTCTGATCCATTGTATCCAGATCTTAGGAGAACAGGTGCAGGGCACATCAAACTTGTGGTTAAATACTCTAGAATGAATCTCCGCTATTCTTACCCTCTCATCATGATTGAGAGTTTTCTTCTTCAGAACGCCTCCTGATAGATAATCAATCTCATTCTGATTCAGACATTCAGGCTGCCTAGAATATGGAAACAACTTATTCAATTTCTCCTTTCTCTCATCACAACCACAATCCTCCCCTGCGATTGCCTTTACTACCTTCTTGATTCCTGTTGCCTCAGTTATCTGTTCAATAGTATCACCCAATCCCTTAGGCTTATTTTTGCTTCCCTTAGGTCTTCCTCTCTTTTTAGATTTGGTCGTAGTCTCCATTTTGGAAGTCTTCCCAATCCTCCCTGAGTCCGTCATAGATTCTTGCTTTTCCATTTTTAATTGTATTCTTGATTGATGTTAATCCTATATCTGTCTCTCTATGGATCTTATTCATAGAGTCTCCCTCCATATAGATCCTGATCATCTTCTCATCATACCAATGGAGATCCTGCAACTCATGATTCATCTTTCCAATCAATCTCTCCATTGCTTCCTTATCCTCTGGATAATCATCCATCTCCAGATCTACATCCTCCAGAGAAACCTTATTAATCTTCTTCTTAGCCCTCTGATATTTCAGAGCCGTATTGATTGATGCACGATATACATAAAAAAAGTTAAGGGAGTCCTCCTCATAAAAGTTGGTTCTCCCTTCGCTCTCCATTTCCAAAAGTCGTAAGAATACCATCTGAACAATATCAGAGGCGATCTCATACGATCCATCCGTATACTCCTTGATGAATCCTGTCAATCGTTTGAAGTTCTTTCTATAAAACTTTTCTATGCGATCCATGTTATACCTATAATCCCAATCCCTATGCCTATCTGTAGAAAGTGCAAAGGCGGTTCTCCATTCTCTGGAGGGAAGTATGCATAATTTGCACCTACCATGAATCCAACAAGTGGGCTAAACTCTAATTCCATCAGGATCTAATATAGTAATTTTTTCCTTCAATTCTAACACCTTCATTTTCAAGTTATTATTTTCCCCTTCCAATTCCATTATTCTCATCCTCTGTCTACTGAATTGAGCCATCAATGTATTATCCTTCTGGATTTCCAGAGAAGGCTTATCCACTAGGATATCCTTAGCAGTCTGATAGTAGAATCTATACATCTCACTCCAAGAATGATTGTTATCATGATTCTTTACTGCATGATGAATCGTTGCATGATTCTTACCAAAAACCCTGCCCACCTGATTCAAAGTCATATATTTTCTCAGAGCAACCATCATTGCGGATCTCGCATATACCTGATCAAGTTTCCTGCTATTCTCTGGAATGATTCCAATGCTCTCATAATACGCACTCAATACTTCTCCTAACTCTTCCATTCTATCTCCTTCTCTTTATCTATTATTTTCTGAAATGGGATTCTGTGTAATGATCCTGTTGAGGTATTCCTCACTATATAATAACTAGATCCCACATCTATATCACTCTGCTCTCCATCTACTCTGGTCTGTAAATATGCATGAGTCTCTATGCATATGAATTCCATTCCTGCTATTCGGAATCTTTGACCATTAATCATCTTCCTCTTAAAAACCATCTATGTGTTCATCTACCATCTTCTGTAATCTCTCATTCTCTTTCTTGTAATCATACAACTCCTGCTTCAGTTTCCCATTCTTAATCCTTGCATCTAGAATAGCACGATCAAGAGTTGTGAAGTAATCTGTAATATGTCTATATACATTTGTTGTATCCATCAGGATATTAAACACTTCCCACATCTGCTCTGTGGTCATCGCTTCCTGATTACCTAATTCCTTACTCACATAGTTCAGGACTTTAATCAACTCAGCCTCCTTCTCCATGTAATACAACTTGTTACCTTCAAAATGGAGATCCATCTATTATCCTTTCTTTACTTACCAAATCTAATCCATTTACTGCAAATCCACAATTACCCTGCAATGATTCCATCCTGATAGGGCTATCCAGAGGAGTAGGTCTACCTCCAGATTCCAACTCCTTAATCTTCCTGACATGAATATCTGTATAGATCCAATCCTGAGGATGCTGCGTGAATCTATGAATCACAAAGAATTCATCAGCCCTATTCACAAACTTACCACCACCTTCAACATCTGAAGCCATAGGAGGCATCGTATGTCCTGCATACTCATGAGATCCCTTGAATACCTTTCTCATTGCCTCCGTTGCAGGATGCGTATTCAGGATCGTAGTTACTCCATACTCCTTGCAGAACTTCCTAATATGTGAGGTTACCTCATAATGGTAATCATGTGTTGATATTCCTTTTCCTACATCTTCCTTCTTAATGGTAAGGGAGTTATATGGATCTATCATCATCCCATCAAACTTCCAAGCATCATGAATCTCCCTAGCTATATTTAACAACTCAAAAGCATTCACAATCAACTCCGAATCTATAAATGCCCAATGTCCCTCTACAAATGCGTGATGCCTCCAGAATGTCTGCTCATCTATCTGATTAATAGGCTTCCCTGCTAGGAATTCAATGATCTTCCTCTGGAGGGATTGAACCTCATTCTCTGAGGAATATATTAACCACCTTGTTCCATTCTCTAAAGTGTGTAATACTTGGAGATAAGTCATAGTGTGAGTCTTTCCCACATTTGCATGTCCTGTTACTACTATAAAATTCCCCTTTTTGAATCTGAGATAATCATCTATCTCTGTTACCCCAAATCTTGATGCTTGAGCAATCAATCCTGCTCTAGCCTTCTCTAGATATCCTAGTGTTCTCTCTGATTTAATTATATGTTTATGGATCATCCCTCTAAATTAAGAATTAGTTTGAATATCTAAAATATGGATAAAAAAAAAGAGAGGGCGGTCAATCCCTCTCTCTACCCAATTACCAAACCAATTAGAATGGTAGATCATCATCTACCTGACCATTAACAACTGCCTGAGCCGTTGCTATCTTTTCTTCTCTTGAAGAGAAATGAGTATTATAATCTGTCTCCTGCTTCTTGTCCTCTTCCATTACCCAAGCAACAAAAGAATCCGCTACCTTCAGAACATCTGTGCTCTTCGCTCCTTTATCCTTCAGCAAATCAACTGCTGCTTTCAAACAAGACTGCTTAACAATCATCTTCTGCTTGTCATCAGATCCAGATGAATAATTCCCCTTTGGAGCATATCCACCACCTCCTGAATATACAGGCTTAATCTTATTCCCATACTGAGTTGAGTTCAACTCGTAATCTGCATCCTGACCAACATTGAATTTATCTTGGTCTGGCTTTACTGAAGAATACTCTCCAGAATCTCCATTGTCAAATGAGATGAAGAACTTATACAATGTCTTCCCATCTCTTAATTGGTAATCCCCCTTAGGAGTTACACTAACCACCTTTCCTCTTTTCATGATTATTTATTTGATTGATTTTCTAAAACTGCTAAATGAGCCTCCAACATATGGAGTTTCTCTTTCATCCATTCAGATCCTGATTGATCTGCGAATCCTTGTAGATCATCTATGATCTGGTAAATGTTCTCTGTATTCATCTCTCTTCTTCTTTTAAGATTGACTCAAAGAAAAAAAGAAATAACGAGATGTCAAAACTATTTGTGAATTATTTCTCCCTTTATCAGGATCAGGGATGAATTCTTAGGCAGATCCTCTCTAGGCTCTATGGTTACAGACTTGATAAACTTCTTATTATCATCCGATATCATCCCAGAATCTACTAGAGCATCCTGAGTGAACTTAATCGCCATAATGCAGTTGTCCAGATCATAACGATAATTGACCTGAGCGATTATAGAACAGGAGATGAATTGGAAATCATAATCCAACTGCTGAGAAATTATCTCCTTCCATTTAGTCTTCTCCTTAGATCTGAATGTCCAATGAGGAGAAGAATAGAATTTATTAAGGCTTGGAATCTTACCTAGTTCTATCTGGATCTCCGTATGATCAGTCATATCCTAATCTCTTTCCCATCTCAGGATCTAGATCATAGATCTTCCTGATATATCTCCTCTCCTCTTCCTTAGCATATATTCTCTCCTCTGGACTTGATTCAATTCCTAAGTTCTGGAAGAGCATAGCCATCTCATGAAGGTATCTATCAATATTTGGATCTCTCATCTGATTCCTTGATTTCATATAATTTATCATCTATGATCATCTT